AAAGCATCGTGGAATTCCCAGAATCTATCGATATTCTCGTCATCTACTACTGCTGTTAATAGTCCAGTACCTGCTGGTTGATTCAATGCTTCTATTGTTAAAGCATTAGTGTTGATTGCTGTAATTCTATATTTAGAACTGTGATTAGCAAACTTGATAATGTCTCTGACTCTGAAAGCAGTTCCGTCATCTACATCAATAGTAGATACTGTTACTGCGTGTCCGCCTGATTTATTAACTTTGTTTGCCGCGTCATTAAAAAATGCGTTACTTGATCCACATATAGAAACTTTAAGTGAGTTACCTAAAGCACCTGGATATCTTGATACCCAGTTTCCTGCTGTAGATGCCTGACCACCATTCTTAAATGTGTTTATATAATCGTCATCGTTCTTTAAATTTAATGTTGTGGCGCCACTTGCATTAGCAGATTTTAACCCTGTTGTGTTAATTCTTACTAGTTTCAGTGCTGATCCATATCTTAGAAAAGAGTCTGCTGAATAAAAATCTTCTGCTCCAGCATCTGAATTTGCGGGTTGATGTACACAATCCACTAACTCTTGTCCGCTTGAAACTGTTTTTACTTCGTCAACAGGACCCCATTGAAAGACACCAGCATACGCCCCTACTGTTGAGGAAACTGCTGGAACAACATTCGAAAGATCAATTTCTTTGATCTGAACGCCTGGTGATACTTGAAATGCCATACTTTTCTCCTGTTAAACTAAAAAAGTTGTTTACTGTTTTATTTATAATCTTTGATATCTCACTAGATTACTTGTTGCGATAAAACTCGTTAGAATCTGAAAACCATCGGTCTCCACTATCATCAACAAAAGTAGTTTCAACTCTTCCGTTCTGTTCGCCAAATACTCCGGGTGGTAGTAAATCTTCTTCTATGATCTTCTGTTGCTCGGAGTAAAGCAAATCTTTTATTTTTTTATCGGTTAGATTAGTAAAAAAGTCCGTTGTAATAAACCAACTGAACAATACTAAGTTCATAACCATATCATCGTGGTACCCTCTATCTGCTTCGAAGGACTTACCTTTGTTGATAAAAGTCATCAATTCTGTAATTGTTGCTCTATCTTGTATAGTAAGTCTATTCTCTTCTAAGAGTTCTTTCATCGTAGAACAACCTATACGTTTGATCCTACGAGACATAGTGATACCAATATCTTCTGCTTTAGTCATACCTTGTACAAAAACATTCGGATATTCTATGTCATAATGCAACTGACTTGCGACCATACTGCCTTCAGCATTATTTTCTATTATTACCATTGCATCATTGTATGGTCTACAATACTTATTTAGTAAATCTGGGTATATCATGGGACTCACGGTATTGTCTCTATATGTACAAACTTGCTTAAAAGGTTTCGTAGATACATCAAAAACACTAAAAGTGGAGTAATCTAACCCCCTTCCTTTGGAAACATCTACTGTACAAATATAATCGTGTCCTGGTTTAGGTCTTTCGTATACATTTACACCCTCTTTATTCCACTCAGGTTCTATTGCTCTCATACCTAATAGTGTATCTGAGTTAATCAAAGTATTACCTGTACCAAGAAAGGAGTTCCCGTATTCTTGTTCAAACTGTGCCTCTGATGTATTTGCTATAGTTTCTTTTTTCCAATCTTCATCTCTACCAGGTACGTCAAACCAATTGATTAAGAAGTGTTTATACTCTGAGTTACCATGTATAGCACTCTCATATATCTTATGGAACATATTACCAACACCATTTGCAGTAGATGTGATAATAACCTTTGAATTTTTACCAGATGTAATTACAGGATATGTTGCAGTATAGAATGTTTCTGCATCTTCTACGAATGCAAACTCATCAAGATATAACATATTAATTGACATACCACGAATCGAACTTGAAGATGTTGCCGCGGCAACAAGTTTACTATCATTACCAAACTCTATATTACCTTTGTTAAGTATCTTAACACCAGGTTGTAAGAAGAATGGTACAGATTCTAACATAGTTACGATACGTGCAACCATCTCTCTTGCGATTGCGCCTTTGTTTGCTAATACGGCGACTGTAACTTCAGGGTTAAATAGTAAATACCAAAGCAGATATGCACATGATGTAATCGATTTACCAGACTGTCTTGATGCAAGAACAACTGAGAATCGATGTTCGTTATAATGATTAATTAAGTCTTCTTGATAACCACGAAGATCAAAAGGCACTAAACCCTCATCAAGTGCAATGATTTGTGTGTAGTTTTCTATAAAATATGTAGGGTTCTCTGTACATTTCAAGTATTCTTGCAGTTCTTCTTCTGTGTATTGATGCTCAATACCTGCTCTCTTGATCAGTGGGTTCCCTAAATATCCCTCGTTTTGTGGTTTCATATTTTACTAAGTGCTATGTTTTCTTCTGGGTCGTATGAAAATCTTGGGTCTGATTCAAAATATTGTCCTAAAGACCAGTGTGTTTCACAATTAAAGTTCTGATAAAATGACCCATCAGGAAACGTTACTTTCCATGCGATTCTATTTTCTGTACCAGCATATTCTGGTTTTACAAACATTGATATATCTAAATCTTTCATATGCCCATGAAATAGTTCTTCTTTTAATTTTACATGATGTAGATGACCATACATCTTTATGTCTTTGTATTCTGGTGCTATGTTTAATATAAAATCTTTTGTTGCTGGTTCAAATAAATCTTTATCGATATCTTCTTCTATACGATCATATGATTCTGATACGCAGTTCCAGATCTGGATATCAAACGGTGTTAATGTGTCTGCGAAACCCTCATACTTTGCTCTTGCAAATAGAACAAGTAGTCCTTCATGAACTACATTATGTGCAATCATTTCATGTACATAAACATCACATTTTGGTATAGGATCACGTTCCCAGTTACGATGAAGTATCTCTACTCTGTCATCATCACCAAATAGTTTTTCTAATTTGTTTATACAATGTTTATTTCCTTCGTATGCATATACTTTCTTTGCACCATAATACAATGCTTGATAGCATAGTATACCAGAACCTGCTCCCAAGTCTATAAAAGTTTTATCTTTAACGTTGTCTTTTATCCACTTCTCGTATGCATTTGTACGATACCACTCTAACAAACAGTACTCTGTGGGTAGAACTTCATCTAAAATGTCATCATCATGTAATTGTATTTTCATTTATTCTTCTTTAGAAACTTTTGTAACTCCGATGTTGATCCAACATATAAATGATTATGTTGTGTTCCTATTTTCTTTTCTTCACTTTCAACATCTTTAACTTTCTTTTGTAGATCGATAAGTTTCTCGGCAGTATCTGCCACAGTTTTGATAAGTTGACCTGCAACTTCATATGCTCTAGGGTGTTCTGTTTCTTTTGATAGTTCTAAGATACCATCGATAGCATCTTGTCCTCTCTCTACTAGATTATAGAGATTCTCTCTAGCATATCTGTAATCAGTATCTACGTGGTCTATTTTCGCAGGAACTTTCTTGACTACTTCTGCTGTTTCTTTTTTAATTGTTGTTTCGATACCCATGATATCATTCAACTTTTGATCTACTTTATCATTCATAATATTTAACTAGCATCTGTAACTTTGTCTTCAGTAAATGTTGAAGATGCACCATCATCATAGAAGGTAACATTTTCAGCAACAACAAACGTATCGTTTGGATTTACTGATCCGACAAACTTCAGTGTCTTCTTCTGTGATAATGTAATCGCGGCACTTAATACCACTGATTTCTTATCAGTTGCAATACTACTAATTGTTGGATTAGATGCATTACCTGTGTCGAAGACTTCGTTACCAACACTTATACTACTATTTATAGCAGTATCAAATGTTACTGTGGCGTTGTTACTCACAACGTTGGCAACGGCCGCAAATGCTGGTTCATAATGTTTCACTTCTTTAACTAGTCCTGCTTCATCAATTTGTGTTGTAGTAAACTGACCAAGAGCACTTGATACATAATCTCTTTCAATAACGTTCTTGATAATCTTACCTGTATAAACAGGTCCGAAGAAGTATGTTTTCATTGTAAAGTCTAGAGTATATTCGATCACTCTTCGATCTTCGAAACTGCCTTCATATTGATCATCATAATTTACACTATTTAAAACAATAGGTACATCACGATTATCGGACAGATCGTCAATCATTTTCATTGTAACAGTATACTCTGGTTGGAAGTATGGAAGTATTTGCTCTACTATTTGAAGAGCATCGTTTTGATTCTTTGCTAATATACTAAGTGTAAAGTTTAAATCATATGGTGCTGGTGCATATTGAAACTTTCTATTTGCATTGTCTGACTCCATAGAAGTCTTAGCATGTCTAATTAATTTGTTTTGTTGTCTCTGTGAATCGTACTGAAATCCTGAAAGTTCAAATGATATACGTGGTAAACTGATAGCACTTCTCATGTTATCTGATAAGTTTGGTTCTTCTGCAAGACGATCTATAAATCTTTGTGATGGTCCATATGATATAGGCACTTTGACTATTGTTAATACAGTGCCGTCTGCTTTTGTTTTTTTGACATCAATATTATTAAACATGGTACCAAATACTGATACACATCGTTTAATAGTTTCATTGTAAAAATAAGTTCCGAACATTATGGTTCTCCAAACGGATTAGTTTCAGATAGATCAAGATAGTTTGCATCGTTCTGTTCGAACTCTAAGTTGTCTGCTTGTGGATCATTTTCCATTGTTAAGACATTGTCTATTGAAGATATGTTATAACTTGCTCCTGTAAGAGCACCAACGATTGTATCGTTTGCTTGTAGTGTTCTTGTTAAGTCTTTTAGTTTCAATGTACCACCTGTTCCAATTGCTTTCCAACTTACTACTTCACCAACTACTGCTCCAGATAATGTTACGTTCTCGTTTACTGCATAAGTTCCACTACCACCTGAAGTTGACATTGTCATTGTAGTGATGTATGCTTGTTCATCTTCTATCTGGTCTATTCTAGCAATATCAGTATCGAAATCTTCACCACTATATTCAAATAGTTCACACTGAAGTTTAAATACGAATAGTTTACCGACTTGATAGAATGGGTCTTCATGTTCTACAAACTTAATTTCGAACATTGAACCTGATAGTGGGAAATAAATTAGATCGCCTTCGTTTGGTCTGAGTGAAGATGCTAGATTACCATCTAGTGATATGAATCTTTCCCATGATCTGAGAGATAATACAAATGTTGCTGAGTCTCTAACTTGTACACCAAACTTAGACATGAGATCGCCTTCACCTTCATAACCTTCTGTATTTTCAATATACATTTCAACTGAGTATGCATCACCATATCTAGATTGCACGTCTTCATTAAAGATAGTGTCTTCTTCTACAATCTCTCTTGGTAAATAAAATACTTCATGGCCGTAAATTCTCAACGACTCAACAACTAAATCTTCATATAGGTGTTGTTCAGTTTGCACTGCATGATTAAAAAATACATTTGTTGGCATAATTAACCTATCATGTCAAGAACTGGCATCTCATGATTCAGTCTTGATTCTTCTTCTAATCTTGTAATTTCCTCTTGCGCCTCTGTTTTAATTTGACTAGCATCGAGTTCGATACCACCTGGCAATTGTATTCCAGAGAACTTGGACAAGTTTTCACCCCACTGATATTTAACCAGTGCTGTAGCATATCGTTTTAACCACATATCATTAAACACATCTGTAAATGTATTTGGATCTATTTTACGATAACACTCTATGATGATATACTCATCATTGTTTACTGCCTCAATATCCATATCTAGATACAATCTATTCATATGTTGGTTGTATCTAACTGGTTGACGACCAACTAACACTTTATCTAAGAGACTTATGTGTTGTTGTACTTGTTCATAATACAATATATTTGTAGATGTAAGATCATATAAATCATTCAATCTTAATTGATATCTAAGATCAAACATATTGAGATTATTTTTATCATTGAAAGGGAATATGTTAACAACTGCTGTTACAAACTCTGGTAATACAACATAGTTCTTTTGTTGTAAATGTTGCTCGTCTGTATAGTCATGAGTACCAGCGGCGTTCTCTGTGAACGTCTCGTTAGTTTTCATTGTTGTTTTCTTACTTTCAGTAATCTTATGCTTGAGATATACTTTCATTGTACCATCGTAATGGTATGTGTAGAAGTATTGTAATGCCTCATCTACTCTATCATCTAATTGATCATCATCAACATTGATTTCTAGAACAGGTGCACCAAGTTTTCTCTTAATATACTCTTTTAATGATGCTTTTGAATTTGGTTCTGCCATAGTAGTATTCCTGTCTGTTACTACTATTTATGCAGATATTAATCTTGAAAATAAGTTTTAGTCTGAAGTCTATCTAATTTTTCGTCAATTCTTTCCATTGTAGATATAAGTTTCTCTAAATCTTTTTCTAATTGCTCTCTAGTAACGTATTCTCTTGCTATTTCTTCTCTAGTTTTATTAACTAAAATATCTAAACGTTTCTGTTCTGCTAGTAAAGAACGTACCAAGAATCCTGCTGGTACGATGACTACAGTTATTATGATGTCCCACAGAATATGTGGATCGATTGAGATTACTTCCATGAGAAGTATTTATACTTTTAAGTTGTACTCTGGAGTTATTTCGAACTGTAAACTGTGGTCGTTATTAGTAAAGTTTTCGTGATTATTATCTGACTCTACATTTAAGTTAAATGATATTGAGTATCTATCTTTATCAGTTAGATTGGGTTCGACCATATGCATCAGACCACTTGGGAAAAGATGTAGATCACCTGTTTTTGGACTAAGTGAATGAGACTCACAGAGTTTTGGAGCATGTGGAAACCCACCAGCAATTTTATTATCTTTATCGATGAAGTTTATAGGACCTTCATCACCATCTCCTCTTATATAAAGAACACCAGAATAGAAACAACCATTATGTAAATGTGGTTTATTCCATGCACCCTTATCATTTATATTTGCCCATGAGTTATGTAATTGAGTTTTGAATGTATTAGGTTTAACTCCTAGATATGGCATCATTTCATCTTCTACTAATCTTCGTATTGCTCTCATTGCCTTGACGAAAATAGGATTATTATCACAACCATCTTTTGATTGCCAACCCGAACTTGCATTCGATACTCTACGACCAACAGGATCACGTAATCTCATTGCATCTATTTCATTCTTTAACAGATCGAAATATTCCTGTGTCATTGTAGCATCTACATCTGAATCTTTGCCTAGAAACTCTCTAGTAAAAACAAAGTTTGGAAACATTATATGTACACTCATTCTTCTTCCTTATTATGAAATGGACATTCAGGTGGTGGTCCATCTCCCTCTTTTGATTCTTTAAAATTCCTATTTTTATTTACCCAATATCCTTCTCTTCTATATGGTCCCATTTCTAATGGATCTAATTCTTTCTCATCATAACCACGTCTTGCCCATGTATCCATAGAATCAAATTCTTCATTACTTAACTGTGTTGTTGCTGTTCTATTTTCATGTGCCGTTTTTGCATCTTGCCATTGATACGATGCATTCCATTGTTCTCTTTTAAATGGTAGTATTTGAAGTATCGGTGTACCTTTCTTAATTACAAATGATTCTTTTACTTTAGGGTATAATATAATCTGAGCATTATCTTGATTGTTCTTAAATCTATCAGTGTCAATGATACCCTGCCAGACACAGAAAGCACGTCCAGTAAACAGAAAAGGGTCTAGAAATAGTACTGAGTAACCAGGGGGTGTTTGAATGTTCCACGGGTTTCTAAACTTAAATGCATCTTTGATACCTTCATGTTCTACAGTTTCAAATAGATTCAACATTTGTTCAGCAGGGTGTGATGGTGAAGCATAATTGCCATCATCATTTACAGTTCCCCAATTTCTATTTTGTGTATTTTTAATTCTTTCGTCACCATTTGAGATTTGGATATCTCTGTTTGCTAATATATAATAACCAGATTTAGTCCAATCGTCCATTGCAGGACATGCCCGTATAGTTTGAACGAAGTCTGAGGCAATACCCATTTCTACTTTAGCAGTTTTCCACCATTCGGGCATAACTGATCTTGCTAATACAGGTTTAAAATACTTTAAAGTATCAGCATTGTTAGTAACAAAGTTTATAGTTGGCATATTTCTACCTCATCGCCCCTTAGAACGACTGATTTTCTATCGGCATATCTTGCCCTTTTGTTTGGTCCATCTGCACCATGACAAATTCTTCCATCAAACATTAACAATCTATTTGGCACAAAATCTACTTCACCTATTTGATGATTTTTAATATGTTCATCTCTGCCATCTAAACCCCACTGAGGACTATCATAGAATCTCAATTTACCACCCCAGTGTGGATTCCAAAACTTATTATAATAATATAAGAAAGATAAATTGTAATCATCTTCGTCTGCACAATCCATATGTGTTGTACCATGTTGATCATGTGTTTGACTATTACAACCCATATATTGAAATCTAGTCCATCTAAAACCAAAGTCTATTTGTATTTTTTCATTCAATGCTTTCATTATAAGATTTGATGGTGTATGTTCGTGTTCCATTTCCATCTCTGGTCCACGAAAGAAACTTGTTCCCCAAAACTGATGATGTGGTAAACCTGTCGGACTATCACCGTGCACAGAATTACATTTTGCCCAGATCATAGCACCAGATATTGTATCATCAATATGATGATGTAGAACTGTGGGTAAGTAATTATCAATTACATAAACTCTATCTAATGGTAATTTAGATACCTTGATAGGTTTATCAATGTGCTCGATCTCTAAAGACATACTATTTCAGAAGTTGTCTCATTGGTCCTGGTATTGCAGATAGGTAATTTTCATATGGTTTTAATGTATCTTCTCTAGTCATTTTGATTTCGTCTGATACACCAACATATGTTTGCCATACTACATCAGCATATTCCATTACATCTCTTGCATCACTTCTAAAAGGGTGATTTGATCCTTCTCTTCCTGCATAAATCACTTCTAACATATCATTAAATCCTGTATCATTGCATTGTCTTTCGATCATTTCTTTGCATGTCTGATTTAGATTATTAAGATATTGTGTGTTGAGATTTACATCAGAAGGTGGTTCTGAGTTTGCAATATATGTTTCAATAGCATCACATTCGTCTGCATTTAATTTGATTTGTTCTTGATCTTGCCAATCTGTATTGTCTTTCCATTCTAGAATTTTGATTTCAATATCATCATAGACTATAACATCATATTCAAACCCAAGTGCAGGTTTATCTGTGTTATCAAATCTATATTCTAGACCATTTGGTTTACGTATAATAAGATTGCCATTTTCATCGTATATAAACATATTCATAATATTTTATTCTCCTGTAGACTCTAGTATATCACAATCGTTGAAATTAATCAACCATGTAATCGTATATGTCTAACATATTTATTTCACTTGTATTCATGTCTTTTATCCATGGTCCACCACGAGTCCAATGTATCGCAGATGCATTAGGATAATTTTTGAGTGTATTATAACCTTCTGTTATAATATGTTCTTCAGGTATCTTTGATATAGCATCAGTCCATTCAAACTGATGTAGATATTTGCCTGACTCTGTGTTAATTATTTCTGGTGTAAGTTTCTTACAGTCTTCATGACTATTATTGAAGATCATAAAAGACGACCATAGTTTCTTAGGATAAGAAACATTTTTCTCACCATCAAATTTAGTTTCATTATGTTTATCAAAATCATATTGTACACATGCAACTGCATCATCTGGATTTAAGAAATAGAATAAAGGTAAGATAGATTTTCTAAACAAGATATCATCGTCTAAGAATATACTATACCCTTCAAAATTTTCTAGATGTGGGATTAAGAATCTACTGTATGTAAACTCTGTTGATTGATTTGCGTAATCTCTATTATACTCTGGTATCTTAGAAATGTCAAGATATTTGATTGTTGCTTCAAATGAATTGATTACATTATGCGGATCACTTTTGTTATTTTGTCCTGACATAGTTTTCTTGATATGCTTTTCTAATAACTTTTTATTCTGTTCTGCTAGTTCTCCATGATTACTATCGTAACCAATGTATATACTGAGTGGTTTACCAGCACTTGCTAGAGATACCTTTTTATTAAACTCAAATACTTCTTTTCTAAAATTAGTTTTGTTATCACCACCATCTTGATTGCCATGACTGACTTCAAGATAACCATTACTAAATGCTATCGATACATTTCTATGACCATTTCTTTGCTTCAGTTTATTACTAATGATCATTAAGTAATCATCTAAACTAATAACAGGTGAATCAAATACGTCATAGTCATCGTAGACACATACTTCCATATCGGGGTCATGCATCAATTCAAATACTTGCGATCTTACAGAACCAGGGTGTATTGCCATAGCATGTGCATTGCCACTTTTATAAGTACGACCTATTATAGGTCCCCACTGCCCTTCTTTCTGTAAACTATGAACTAACCAATGTGCTTTTGCAGAATGATAATACACTGAGTTTAATATCATATCAACATGAGATGAATCTTTATCAAGTGGCGAGTCTTCAAAATCACAATAGTCTGATATGTTGGCATACTCTTCATCAATACTCATGAAGTCCATGTTTGCAATACCTTTTGTTTGCTTTTCTTCTCTGAGTTTTGCTGTCCAACCGTGTCTTAAAAAATTATGATATGCATATGAACTTGAACCACATTGACCAAAACTATTAAGTTCTTTACTGTTTAATTTTTCATCAACTTGAGACCACTTGACAAACTTTAACTTGCCTACTTTATCATTATCTATACACCATTGTGCTAGACGATATGCATCTTCGTCTTGATAATCTTCTTTATCTGGTGTTAGATTGAAACTTCCAAAGTGTTCATAATGTTTATCTGTTTTTTCGACAACTGATAAACGTTTTTGAATAGATTCAAATTTACTTTCAGTTATGGGACCACTGATCTTCATAATATAATCCTAATTGTTTATTATATTTATTGCGTAATAGGAGTTGCTGGCCACTGTTGAGTTAGTTCACCATCCCATCTATCTACAGGTGTTCTACCTTGAGTTGCATATGTACTCGGGGATCTATGACTGTATGCTACTTGCGTAGTCCCTTGAGTTGCATATGTGCTAGGCGATCTATGACTGTAAGTAGTTGGTTGTCTAGCATCTCTAATAAACGGATTAGTCGTATTAGCAATATATGGATATGGTTGTGTCAACTGTCTAATAAACGGATTTTGTCTGTTAGCAATATAAGGATATGTAAATGGATATCTTGCAGGTTGTCTTGTATTACCAGTTGCATCTACTGTGAAAATATATGTATTCGGTTCTTGAGTATTACCAATTGATGGTGATTGATACTCGTAAGTAAATGGTGTTCTTGTTTGTCCTGTTGTATTACCCTGTGTGTTACCAGTTGTAGTAACTTGGAAAGCATATGGTTGAATAAACGGATATGTGAACGGTGTTCTAAATGCATATGTATTTGGTTCTTGCGTATTACCAGTTGTTGAAACTTGGAAAGCATACGGTTGAATAAATGGATATGTAAATGGTGATCTAGTTTGTCCAATATTAGGTGTTTGTGTACTACCTTGTGCATTCGTAGTACCTCTAGTATTACCAGTTGTTGAAACTTGGAAAGCATAAGGTTGTATAAATGGATATGTGAACGGTGATCTAGTCTGACCTATATTCGGTTGTTGTGTATTACCAGTTGCATTCGTAGTACCTGTAGTATTTCCTGTAGTAGTAACTTGGAAAGTATAAGGTTGAATGAACGGATAAGTAAATGGCGATCTAGTCTGACCTATATTAGGTGTTTGTGTACTACCCTGTGCATTTGTAGTACCACGTGTATTCCCTGTTGTTGAAACCTGAAATGCGTATGGTTGAATAAACGGATAAGTAAATGGTGATCTAGTTTGTCCAATATTAGGTTGTCTTGTATTACCAGTAGCATTTGTTGTACCAATATTAGGTGTTTGGAAAATATACGTAAATGGTGATTGCGTATTACCTATATTTGGTTGCTGAGTATTACCAGTTGCATCTACGTCATATGAATATGTAAATGGATATCT